CCAGATCCTGCAGCTCCAGTTCCAGATCCTGCAGCTCCAGTTCCAGATCCTGCAGCTCCAGTTCCAGATCCGCGGGCCGCGGTTCACTGGTCCCGGCTGCAGGGGACCAGTTCCCGATCCTAGAATCTATAAAAACGGTCAGGGGCCCCCGGCCAAATAGAGCCAAAAACCAGTTATTAGCAAATTCGTCTAAAAATCCGCGGCCATGGGACGGGGGGGAAGGGAGCAGGGGCTTGTGCAGGTTTTTCACGAACAATGATATAAAAAAACCATATGAAAAAATGGCCAAAAAAAATTATAAAATGGCCAAATATTGATATGCGACTTATCCGAGAAGTTATGATATATTTAGGGTCCCTTGGGGCCCCCTATTTAGGATCATATTTTATGGAAGAAGAAATGGTACAACTTGACGGTTTTGACGATGCTATCATTGGCCGCGGACACCGGTTCGGAGATAAAGCGGTATTGGTTTATGATGTCGAAAAATGTATTGATATACTAATCGAGAACAGCGACCCTCCGATGAAGAGAGATGAAGCAGTGGAATTTTTTGACTTTAATGTCTTTGCAGCTTACTTTGGCCCGGGGACCCCTATCTTTTTGACGAATCCTGAGAATGACGGCTGATACAGAACTTGAAGAGCGTCGTCTGAAGCTTGAGCTTCGGTTGGCGCAGATAGAGCGGTTGGAGAAATGTCAAAATAGTTTTTTGCCGTTTGTAAAAACGCTGTGGCCAGAATTTATTGCTGGCACCCACCATAAGATTATTGCCGACAAGCTTGAGCGGGTTGCTCGTGGCGAGTTGAAGCGTCTAATTGTGAATATGCCGCCGAGGCATACGAAATCTGAATTTGCTAGTTTTTTGTTTCCTGCGTGGATGGTGGGCCGCAATCCGGCGATGAAGATCATTCAGGCGACGCATACGACGGAGTTGGCGGTTAACTTTGGTAGGAAGGTAAAGAACCTTCTGGAGCGTGACGATTACTTGGAGATTTTTCCTGATGCTAAATTATCCTCTGATTCAAAAGCTTCTGGACGTTGGGATACGGTTCGTGGTGGGATGTATTACGCTGTTGGGGTTGGTTCTAATCTGGCTGGCCGTGGTGCTGACTTGTGTATTATTGACGATCCGCATTCTGAGCAGACGGCTATGTCTACGACGGGTTTTGATGATGCGTGGGATTGGTACACGGGCGGACCGAGGCAACGTTTACAGCCGGGAGGGTCGATCATACTGGTAATGACCCGTTGGAATGAAAAGGATTTGACGGGTCAGTTAATTCGGTCCATGGCCCGCGATCCTTTGGCTGATCAGTGGGAAGTTGTGGAATTTCCTATGGAGTTGCCGTCTGGCGAACCGGTGTGGCCGGAGTATTGGAGCATGGAGGATTTGACGGCGGTCAAGGCTTCGATACCCCCGAGCAAGTGGAACGCGCAGTATCAGCAGAATCCGACGGGTGAGGAGAACTCGATTCTGAAGCGGGAATGGTGGAAGGTTTGGGATAAGGATTCGGTTCCGCATTTGGAGTATGTTATTCAGAGTTACGATACGGCGTTTTCCAAGAAGGAGTCGGCGGACTACAGTGCGATTACCACGTGGGGTGTGTTTTATCCGAATGAAAGTCGGGGCGGTCCTAATTTGATTTTGTTGGACAGTAAGAAGGGCCGTTGGGATTTTCCGGAGTTGAAAGAGGTTGCGTATGAGGCGTATAAGTTCTGGGACCCTGAGACGGTGATCATTGAGGCGAAGGCTAGTGGTATGCCTTTGACGCATGAATTGCGGAATATGGGTATACCTGTGGTAAACTTTACGCCATCAAGGGGTAATGATAAGCTATCGAGGGTTCATAGTATCGCACCGCTTTTGGAGAGCGGTATGGTATGGGTTCCGGATGCATCTTGGGCTGATGAGTTGGTTGAAGAATGCGCCGCATTTCCTAATGGTGAGCATGACGATTTGGTGGATAGTACCACGCAGGCGTTGATGCGTTACCGTCAGGGAAATTTTGTTCAGTTGCCTTCTGACGATTTTGAAGACGAAGACGAAATGCGAGTTACGGTTGCATACTACGGGTAATATCACATGACCGAAGAAGAAATTTATAATATCTTGGTTGGAATAGGAAACAATTATTCTGATTCCGAAGGTACTCCGTTCTATCAGGCCGCTTGGGCTTTAGCCAGAGACAGCGGATATGACATGAACGCTTTTGACAAAGCCGTAAGCCGGTATATGTCTACCCGTACTTTTAGCTTCGGTCAGCCCTCTGGGGACCCTACTAACCTGAACTTTGCCGGAGGTGTGGGCTCGGGTGGCACGGATACGGGTGGCAACACTAATACTGGTGGCACAGATACGGATACGGGTGGCAACCCTATGTATCCGAATTATGGGAATAAACGTGCCGGTCAACCCCGCTACGGCAACGAAAGAACCGAAACATTTAGTGTCATTCCTCCTGCTTTAACGCTAGATGACATCCGGGTCGCGGGCCGTCCTTTGATGACCGAGCAAGAAAAACAGCAGTATTTGCCCCAGCAGAATCGTCGCTGGTGGGAAGTTCAGCAACGCCCCGCTTATTCCCCGACCCCCGGCCCGATGTTAAATTTCGATACGCTACCTCCTGTTCGTAACACTCCTGTCATTACTTCGGGGGCCGGTAGCTCTCGAAACGAGGTCAGTATGCCTCAAAACGAGGTTCTTAGCCCTCAAGACGTTATTGCTAACATTGTTAGCACGTCTCCCCGTGGAGAGATCGCGGCCCAGCGCATTACCGATTATGCTGCGTCTGAAGGTTTGTCCTCTCAGGACATTGCCAGTGCATTGACTCCGGATGTTGTTGGCAGGTTTGGCATACAAAAACCGGTGACCGCGGACCAAGTAACGGCAGTCACGACTCGCTTTAATATGCCGTTGACCGGCGGACCACGGATCGAGGACCCTACTAAACGCTTACAGTCTTTAGCGACTAAAGAGAGTGCGGTGGGTAGAGGTGATTATACAGAGCAAGAACGTGCTTTCCGCATAGTGGATGAAGCGCGTAGGCAGGGTTTAAATTTAAATCAATTGGCGGGCGTGTTTGGAGTTACGCCGGAAAAGGTGACAAAAGTGGCAGGAAGATTAGGCGTAGATTTAGCAGGGTTTGCTAACGGTGGTGAAGCTTCAAGTGGCATAGGATCTATGCTTGAGGAATTAGGTGGTCGTTTTCAGGATTTTTTCAAGCCTTCTGGTCAGAAAGCTTTAGAAAATATGAGTGTAGATGATATTGAGAACATGACCATTCAACAGGCTAAAAGTGCCATGGAGATTTACGAGCGCATGATGAAAGAAGCTGGTAATGATCAGGAAGCCATCCGACGGGCACAACAGATTTACAAAGCTGAGACAGATAATATTTCGGATGATACGATGCTAAAAGCGGTAGAGCAGTTACGCATTGACCGTAATCGTACAGGAACGGCCCCCTTTGCGCAGGGCGGGATTGTTGATGATCGGACCGTGGCCCTGAACCAGCGTTATGGCGGTTTAGGTTCTATGACTAACCAAATGGGCGGCATGATCAATAGCGACATGGTGTCTTCAATTGACCGCATTATGGAACGTCAAAGGGGTTAAATATGGCCGAGAATAATCGCCCAATGGTTTCTCTGATGGATCGCTCTTCTGATGATCCTATGTTGATGGATGCAGAAGATGACCTTGAAATAGAATCTCCCGGCACTTTAATGATGTCTGGCACTGCTCCAGAAGGCATCGAGATCGAGATAGATGAAGAAGGTGGGGCAATTATTGATTTTGATCCTACTGCCATAGATGTGGATGAAGGCGATTTTTATCGTAATCTAGCCGAAGAACTAACAAATTCTGACTTGGGCGTTATTTCTAACGAGCTACTGGCTGAATATGATTCCTGCAAATCTTCTCGACATGATTGGGAAGAAACGTATTCCAAAGGTTTGGAGCTACTTGGTTTTACTTACAAAGAAAAAACCGAGCCTTTCCGGGGAGCTACGGGTGTAACTCACCCTGTTCTAGCGGAAGCCGCTACACAGTTTCAGGCACAAGCGTTTAATGAGCTCTTGCCTGCAGGTGGCCCTGTGCGAACAGCCGTTATGGGTGCTCCCGATAAAGAGAAGTCCGACCAAGCCCATCGCGTCAAAGAGTTTATGAACTACTACTTGACTAACGTGATGGAAGAATACACACCTGAGTTTGATCAGATGCTGTTTTACTTGCCCTTGGCGGGTTCTGCTTTCAAAAAGATTTACTACGATGAGGCTTTGGAACGGGCGGTAAGCACGTTTGTTCCTGCAGAAAACCTTATTGTTCCTTACGAAGCGACTAATCTTGAAAGGTCGCCTTTGATTGCTCAAGTTGTACCGATGTCCGCGAATGATCTGCGGAAAAGACAGGTTGCGGGGTTCTATTTAGATGTACCGGTCACCCCTGCACAGGAAGAAACGAACGACATAACTCAAGCAGTTGATAAAATTCAAGGGGTTACCCCCTCCACAATTAATTATGACTGCACTTTGTTAGAGTTCCACGTGGAACTTGATCTTCCGGGGTTTGAAGACACCGGAGAAGATGACGAAATGACCGGAATAAAGCTGCCTTATATTGTGACAATCAGCCAAGATAATGGCCAGATTCTCTCCATTAGGCGGAATTTTCGTGAAGATGATCCCATGCGCAATAAGATTCAATATTTTGTGCATTACAAGTTTCTTCCCGGGCTCGGCTTTTATGGCCTTGGCCTAATCCATACAATTGGCGGCTTATCTCGCACGGCTACAGCGGCTTTAAGACAACTTATTGATGCAGGCACGTTGTCCAACTTACCGGCGGGCTTTAAAGCTCGAGGTCTTCGCATACGTGATGACAGCGAACCACTCCAGCCCGGTGAGTTCAGAGATGTCGATGCGCCGGGAGGAGCCATACGTGACAGTTTGATGCCGTTGCCATTTAAAGGCCCGGACACTACGCTGTTTAATCTGCTTGGTTTTGTTGTCAGTGCCGCACAGAGGTTCGCTACTATTACCGATCTGAAGGTTGGTGATGGTAACCAGCAAGCCGCGGTAGGTACTACAGTAGCTATGTTGGAGCAGGGAACTCGAGTAATGAGTGCCATCCACAAGCGTTTGCACTATGCCATGCGCATAGAGTTCAAGCTATTAGCTAGAGTCATGGCGGATTACTTACCGCAGGAATACCCGTATTCTGTAGCGGGTAGTGACCAGAGTATCATGGCGGCAGACTTTGATGATCGTGTAGACGTTGTTCCTGTATCCAATCCAAACATATTTTCTCAAGCCCAGCGTATTGCTTTAGCACAATCTCAGCTAGAGATGGCCATGCAGGCCCCGCAGTTGCACAACCAGCATGAAGCTTTCCGTCGTATGTACGAGGCTCTTGGGGTTAGGGACATTGACAAGATTCTACAGGCTCCGCCAGAGCAAGAGCCTGTGCCTAAAGATCCGGCGCAAGAGCACATTGACGTGCTTGATAACATTGGTTTGAAAGCCTTTGAGGGACAAGACCACGATGCCCATATGATGGCGCATTTGACGTTTATGGCCTCTGGGGTAGTTCAAAGCACCGTTGGGTTAGCTGTAGCTCTGCAGAAACACGTTTTAGAGCACATAAAGCTTAAAGCTAGAGAACAAGTGGCTATAGCCTTTATGCAACAAAACGGTAACCAGCAGGTTACTGAAGAGCAAATGCTTGATATTGAAACACAGACTGCACAAATGATCGCACAGGAAATGCAGAATGTTCGCCAGATGGGCCAGCAGATTATGGGCGGTGGACAGGGTGCTGATCCGTTGATCGCGCTTAAAGAGCAGGAGATCAATATTAAAGCACAGGCTACCGAGGCTGACATAATGGAAGGGCAGCAGAAACTGGATCTGGAGCGGCAGAAAATGGCGGAGAGAAGCAGGCAATTTGATGACCGTCTGCAGAGTCAAGAAGAGTTATCCCGAGCAAAACTACAAGCAGCAAACCAGCGCGAGATTATGCGCAATCAAAACAGAGGGCAATAGAATGAGTTCTGTAAAAATAGTAACTGGCACCGTTGAGGCCCCCGCGGCTAAGAATTACGCGGACATAAAAGGTCAGGGCAAAATACCGTATGCCAAAGCAACTGACGAAAAGACCCCTAGCATTGGTGAAGGCACCATGTTCAAAGGTAAAAAGCGCGGCATGGGCGCGGCAGAGCGTGGTGGCAAGTATAGTTCTTGTTAAGTTATGCCATTACAAACAGGTAAAGGTCAGAAGACCATTAGCTCTAACATAAGTAAGTTGCGGGATGAGGGCTACAAGCAGGATCAAGCAGTAGCTATAGCTCTTAGCAAGGCAGGGAAGTCGCCAAAGAAGATGTCACAGGGAGGTCCGGTAAAAGGATTTAGCCCGATCGTTCGGGTAAAACAACGGTTTCAAGGAATTTTTTAAACGCGATTTGCTTTTTTCTGAGAAAAAAGCATGATAGAAGTAGTAGCCGCCCTGAGTGCGGCAAATGCCGCCTTTAATGCTCTAAAAGCGGGAGTAGATAAGGGGAAAGAGCTGCATGACATGGCTGGTACTTTGTCTCAGTTTTTTGAAGCTAATGAGCAAATTAGCGAAGCCAATATTGAAAGTCAGGAAATATCTAAGACTGCTAAATTATTGGCGGGTAAAAGTATTGAGCAACAGGCACTTGAGATTACTCTGGCTAAAAAAAGAGCCGCTACTTTAGAGAAAGAGCTTCGAGAATACCTGATTTATACCGGTCAGGGTGATTTTTACCGGGATATGCTCAAGCAACGCAGAATATTGAGGCAGCGTAAGTTAGAGGCCGCTAGGGTTGCTGCAAGACGTAAAAGTGATGCGACGGACATCGTCGTTGCAACAATAGTAGTAAGCATTGCTGTCGCTGCACTCGTTGCTATGATAGCAATTGTACAGAGATTATAGGGAGCCAATCATGGTGGCCGCAAAGAAAGAACCAGCTAGGAAAGTAGCGAAGAAGAAAGTAGCGAAGAAGAAAGTAGCGAAGAAGAAAGTGTCTAAAAAAACGTCTTCTGAACAGCGTATGGAGATACATGAAGTTGAGTGCGCCTTGCGTTATAAGGCTATTGAAGAACGACTTAAAGCCGGAAGCGACAAGTTTGACAAGCTAGAAAGGCTGGTTTGGGGCATTTATCCTTTAATAATATTGTTGTACATGGTTGAAAAAATTGGGGCTTAGTAATGAAACTTGATCCGGTCCTTCTAAATACTGCTCGTAGGTATTCAATGCTGGCCTACGATGATGCTATTCCAGACGCTATAAAAATAGAATCCAAACTAACCTCCACTACCGCGTATTTCGCGCAACGTAAATCTATAGACATAATAGCCTTTAGGGGCACCCAGCAGGGCCTAGATTGGTTTACCGATGCTTTTGTCGTTCCCGTTCCCTATGCCGGAAGACTTTGTCATGGCGGCTTTACGCTGGCGCATAAGAGTGTCTGGAAAGAGATACTTCCTATGATAGATTGGAACAAGCGCACGTTAATATGTGGACATAGTCTAGGCGGTGCGCTGGCCGAGTTATCTTGCGCTAAGATTTACAAAAAACATCCTAATTTAAATTTGGTCACCTTTGGCAAGCCAAACACGTTTTTCAAGGGGTTTAAACGCCCCATGGAGCTTGATAATCAAATTTCCGTGGTTCAGGGTAGCGATATGGTAGCAAGGGTGCCACGGCTTTGTTATGGCCCCAGCAGGAGCCAGACAATGCTTTACTTTGCTAACACCGGGGATGACATGATTAACCCTGATCCATATTTCCGTAAAAACGACAGGAGTATAAGAGACGCTATTTCTGATCATATGATGGATGGATACGCAAAAAGATTGAAAGATTTCTTAAAAAACCAAGGAAAGAAATGATGAGAATATTACTGGGTACGATTGTTTTGCTTTGTGCGGGATGCACTTCCGTAGAACAAGTTATGGAAAACAAGGAGCTTTACTGCTCTGGAATCTACAAAGGCACAAGGGCGGTGGGCCGGTCAATCTTGTCTGCTACTACAGGTGTAGTTGTCCCTGACGTTTGCGATACCATCGACGACATAGTCGCTGAAGAAAATGGCGTTTAAACTAAAAGGGTTACTTAAACTTGTAGCTCCTACTGTCGGCACCGCTATCGGGGGCCCTATGGGCGGCATGGCGGCAAAAGCCGTCGCACAGGTGCTGGATTGCCCTCCGGAGCCAGAAGCCATTGAGGAAGCTCTAGAGAATGCCCCTCCTGAAAAGCTGGAGCAGGTAAAGCAGGTCGATAAAGACTTTGCCCTCAAGATGAAACAGCTAGACATAGACCTTTATGCCAGAGAGGTAGATGACCGCAAAGATGCCCGTAAAGCGTTTGCCAGAGACTTAACCCCCAAAATGTTCTGCATTCTTGCCCTTGTTCTTTACGGGGTGTACGTAATGACCGTAACTATCATGCCTCACGATCAGAACGACGAGACGATAATCTCGCTAGTTCTGGGGCAATTATCCGGTATTTTGGGCACCTGCGCGGCTTTTTTCTATGGAGGAAAGGGGCGCGATGGATAAGCTAATCGAGATGCTATGTCGCCATGAAGGCGTAAAGCACAAAGTTTACTTGGATACGGAGAATTTTGAAACCATAGGTGTTGGGCGAAATATATCGGCTACAGGGCTGGGATTGTCTGACGATGAGGTAATTTATCTTCTTCGGAACGATATTACCCGGGTTGAGGATGAGCTAAATCGCACTTTTCCTTGGTTTTCTGATTTAGGGGATGCTCGTCGAGATGCCATGATTTCTTTAGGATTTAATCTAGGTTTGCCAAGACTTTTAAAATTTAAAAACGCTTTAGCTTCTATGAGCGAAGGATCTTTTGAAGAAGCGGCTGACCATTTTTTGGACAGCAAGTGGGCTACTCAAGTAAAAGGTAGAGCGGTTGAACTAACGGACATGATTAGGTCTGGAAACTATGTTTGAGTATAAAGCCACGATTTTAAGGGTGGTAGACGGTGACACGGTAGATGTGGATATAGATCTAGGCTTTGATATGTGGCTAAAAAAGCAACGTATTCGTTTAGCGGGCGTGGATACCCCAGAATCTAGGACTAGAGACAAAAAAGAAAAGGAATGCGGCTTATTAGCCAAGAAATTTGTTGAAGAAAACCTTATGGTTGGTTTCAAATACACCCTAAAAACTAAAGAAAAGGGCAAATATGGCCGATATTTGGGCACTTTTTGCTGTGCTCATGGCGATATTTGCGAGCTTTTAATATCTAATTTTCATGCTGTCCCATACTTTGGACAAAGCAAGAAAGACATACAGTTATCCCATTTAGAAAACCGTAAGAGGTTGATAGAAAAAGGGTTGTTATCGAAATAGTATACGATATACTACGATTTTATTATAAAGCACAAGGAGGTGTTATGGATGGATTTCGGGTTGTTCAGTTCATTCAAAAAACTATTAATGAACGAAAAGCATCCGTATTAACTATGTTAGAAAACGATGGAATTAACTCCATGGAGCAATATAGGACGCTCATGGGGGAGTTAAATTCTTTAAATTACATCGCACAGGAACTCTCGAGCCTACTCGAACAACAGGAGCAATTAGATGATTGATTTACCTGCGCATATCGCTGAAGAGCGAAGGAAAGAAAAAGAAAAAG